ACCCTGGTGCTTAGGACGCATCTTGTAGAGGGAGATCCTCTCTACAATCCACCTTGCCATAGGAGAGTGATGAGCGCACGAACGAGAGCGCGGTCGATGCCTTCAAGCGTCTACCGCGGGGTCTATTCTGACCCTTGGAGTCCTCCAACTCCGGTGAGTCTTACTCACACGGGTTTTCAGGAAACTGAAGACTTCGTTCATGATTGGCCTAATGGCCGTGGAACGGGAGATGTAGGTGGACCCTTCAAAAGTGTCAAGTCGGAGGTTTCGCATTCCACTATGCAAGTGGATGCGAGGTCGACGATATTCGGCTACGGGTCGTGGGAATACCACGGTACTGTGGCCGCTTCTGACATGGGTCCTCTTAGTGGGCACGTCATGGGTAACGACCTGGATGATTATCAAATCACCAGTCTCGGTACCACTGCGATCGCCCGATCAATCCCTACAGCTCCTGCAGCTGATGTCTCCGTTATGCTAGGGGAATTATTCCGTGAAGGAGTTCCCAAGGCAATCGGAGCAGCCACACTGAAGAATAGGTTTTCCGACTATAGAGATATAGGCGGAGAATACCTTAACTATCAGTTTGGCTGGAAGCCCATTGTGAACGACCTAAAATCGGTCGCAAGGGCTATCACAGAGTCTGAGAAGACTCTGAATCAGCTGGAACGCGATTCGGGCAGAAATGTCCGAAGAACGTTCAAGTTCCCGCCTTATCACTCTGTAGACGAATCTGTTGGCACGACTGGAGCGTATTACGTAGCTCCAACGTGGTTACCCAACATGATCGTCATGGCGGCACCGGTTCAACGGATATACAGAAATGTATCCCGTGAATCGTGGTTCTCAGGCTGCTTCACTTTCTGCTTCGCGCGCAGTGATGCGCAAAGAGGTAGATTGGCCGCTCAGGCGCAGAAGGCTCGAGTCCTTTTAGGGCTCGATCTGACTCCTGAGGTTGTCTGGAACCTGGCGCCATGGTCGTGGCTCGCGGATTGGGCGACAAATGCTGGTGATGTATTCAGCAATGTTTCCCGGTTCTCGCGCGATGATCTAGCCATGCGGTACGGTTACATGATGTCTAAGGGGGAGTCAATTCAAACGACTTCCCTCGAAGGCGTCATGTCTCGCGACATGAATGGCAACCTTGTTGCCGGTCGAACCGTTTCCTCGTCTTGGACTTATTCGTCCAAGCGTCGGATTCCCGCTACGCCCTATGGTTTTGGCTTTGACATGGGGGGTCTTACCCTCCGTCAAGGAGCCATCCTGGGGGCTCTTGGCATATCCAGGGGTCCTCGTGTCTAGGCCGCCCAAAAGGCGGATACGACACCACCGACGCCGCCGGTTAATCCGGTGTGCGTTCGGTATTGTTGCCTGGAAATCCTGGGCAGCATACTTCACTGCAGGAGCAATGCCGTGGCTTTCTCTGATCCACAGACCGTAACGATCAATGCGATCGATCAGACCATGCCCCGTACGGGGTCTGGTCAGAATTCCGGTACGTTCACGACGAACGACGGAACGGTGAAGCTTACCGTGAGCCATGCTTACGGCAAGCGTAACCGACGCACGATCCGCATCGATCACTCGAAGATCGCAGCTGATCCGCTTCTCTCGGAGAACATGGAGTTTTCCATGTCCACCTACCTGGTGGTGGATGTTCCCACTCGTGGGTACACCGTCACCGAGGCGAAGCAGGTCGTTGATGGGCTTCTTGCCTATCTGTCTGCGTCTTCGGGTGCCAACATCACCAAGCTTCTTGGTGGGGAGTCCTGACAAGGATGTCAGGGCCCTAGTTGGCCGGCAAGGTCAGAGGAACAGCGGCTCGGATCTTCTACCCCCGTTAGGAGGGAGAGATGAAAAGCCTACTGTTGCTCTGGCAGAAGGCGGCTGAAGAACTAGCCGCCAGATGTCGCACTAGCACCACCAAGGACTTTGAAACAGTCCTTGGGCGTTTCGAACACGAGGGGTTGTCGTTTCTAACGATTACCCTGCCGAGCTTTGGCGAAGACCTCCAAAAAGGTCTGGACCAAGGCTTCGTCGATCGCAATCTCTTCCAAGGTTTCTCATGGAAGGGAGGTCTCCCCCGATTTCTCGGAGGTTTCCTCGATCTTGTGTTCGATCGTGGAACTGGGCGGTTGGTCGATGAACCATCGGTTGACGCCATTCAAGCCATGCGTCAGTTAACTCTGATGTTTGGTAAGATCCTCATCCCGTGTAGTGATGCGCGGGTTGAGAGAGCTATCCGAAGGTACATCGATTGTGAGAAGGAGGTCAGAGATGGAGATCGCGAACGGACCCCTGATGATATCAGGGAGTTTACTCGCATGTCCAACCTGCTATGGTCAGGTGTGTTATCTTCAGTGGACCAGATGGTCCATGGAGGCAACCTCCTGCCACGACACGGTCCCGGCGCCACTGCTGATCGAATCCGCGGAAACGCGAAATTCATCCAGCGTGAGTGGCCCGAGCGTTTGGAACGTATCTTCCCATATGGGGAGTACGCACTTCCGAACTGGAGATACTATGAGTATCTTAACCGTGTCGACTTCCTCGAACCCGGGAGGGAACGACCCGTTCGGGTCATTACTGTCCCTAAAACGCTCAAGACTCCCAGAATTATCGCGATTGAGCCTGTTGCAATGCAATACATGCAGCAGGCAATATCACGTAGTCTGGTGGATGCCATCGAGTCGGGTGACTCCCAACTGGGATGGCTTCTTGGCTTCAGCGACCAGCGACCTAATCAATCGCTTGCCGCTGAAGGATCCTATTCAGGATCTCTTGCAACTCTTGATCTAAGAGAAGCATCAGACCGAGTCTCGAATCAGCTTGTAAGGGCGATGCTGGAAAACCATCCATGGCTTGGAGAAGCCGTGGATGCCAGCAGATCTCGAAAAGCTGATGTGCCTGGCTATGGTGTTGTTCGCCTAGCCAAGTTCGCGTCTATGGGTTCAGCGCTTACCTTTCCTATTGAAGCAATGGTCTTTGCGACCATTATCTTCTTGGGAATACAGGAAGCGCTCAACCGCCCACTGACCAAGAAGGACATACAGTCCTTCAAGGGCCAGGTGCGCGTCTACGGGGA